AGACGCGTATAGTCGACATCCCTAGGGACTACATTTAAAATATCTAGGAGGATATTAATATGGCTAATACAACTTTTAATGGTCCGGTAAGAGCAGAAGGTGGATTTAAACAAATCTCTAAAAATGCTACTACAGGTGCTATTACAGATAACACAACAATTGATTCAAGCGGAAATTTAGTAGCTGGTGGAACTGCAACTTTTGCAGGTATTGTAGATCTTAATGGAAATACAATGTCAGCAGGTACAGGTATCACAACTGGTACAGGTACAGTTTATGCTGGTTCAGCAGTTAAAGTTGGTGGAGTTTACTCTACTTCAATTTTAATAGACTTAACTGGTTTAGCAAGTTCTGGTTCTGGTGACATTATCGGAAAAGCAGCAACTGCTAATTCACACGTTGGACAAATTACTGCAGCTAACAATGGTACTATCTTAACAGGTCAATGGTCTGTTTATGAAACTCCAGCAGGTGGTGATCCAGATATCGATTTTTGGTACGCGGATGAAGCAACTGGTACAGAAGATGCAGCAATCACAGGTTTATCAAACCAAGTACAATTAATGAATAACGGTGACTTAACTGCCGCTTCAATTGATTACTTTACAGCAGGCGCAGTGCCAGCAGCAGATAAATATTTATATTTAGTAACTGGTGCAGCAACTGATGGAAACTACTCAGCAGGAAGATTACTCATTGAAATGTGGGGATACGACGCGTAATAAATAAATTAACTCTTTGGGTGAAGTGTAATGACTTCACCCCTAGATAAAAGGAGAATAAAAAATGGCAGATGTAGTATTAAATCAAACTATCTTTGATGGTGATAAAAAATTAATAACACACTATAATAATGTTTCAGATAACGCAGGTGGCACAACAACGATTGTTGATGTTTCAGCATTAGGCACAAGCCCAAGTGGTGATACTTGTACTAGAGTAAGATTAAATAAACTTTGGTATAGTGTTTCAATGACAGCTAAAGTAGATTCATTAAGAATGCTTTGGGATGCAACAACTGATGCAACTTTTTTAACTTTAGAACAAAGTGGTTATTTTGACTATAGTTCTATAGGTGGAATAAAAAATAACGAAGCTTCAGGTGTAACAGGAGATGTTAAAGTAACTCTACCAGCTTGTACAGCAGGAGATACTGCTACTATTACTTGCGAGTGGATTAAAGTATACTAGGGAGGTAACGTATGGCCAATACAACTTCCGGCACAGTTACTTTCGACAAAACGTTCGCAGTTGATGATTTAATTTCAGAAGCTTACGAACGAATTGGATCACAAGTAACTTCTGGATATCAATTAAAATCAGCAAGACGTTCTTTAAATATAATGTTTCAAGAATGGGGCAATAGAGGTTTGCACTATTGGGAAGTAGCTGAATCAAATATTGATTTAATTGAAGGTCAAACTGAATATACTTTTTACAGAGCAAGTGGAGATGGAACAAGTTCTAGCACAAATGCAACAGCAAATGTTTATGGAGTTGCAGATATTCTTGAGGCAACTTTAAGAACAGATAGAACTGCAACAGATCAAGCAGATTCTTCTTTAACAAAAATTGACAGATCAACTTATTCTGCATTATCAAATAAATTATCTAAAGGCACACCATCAAAATATTTTGTACAAAGATTCGTAGATAAAACTACAATAACAGTTTACCCAACAGCAGACTCATCTAATGCATCCAAAGATTTACACTTTTATTATGTAAAAAGAATTCAAGATGCAGATGGAACTTATACAGATGCAACAGATGTACCGTTTAGATTTGTACCGTGTATGGTATCAGGTTTAGCATTTTATCTTGCACAAAAATTTCAACCACAGTTAGTTCAACAAATGAAACTATATTATGAAGATGAATTAGCTAGAGCATTATCAGAAGATGGTTCTTCTACTAGTGTTCATATAACACCAAAAGTTTATTACCCAGGATCATAATGGCAAGAGGAAAATATTCAAAAGCAATATCAGACAGATCAGGAATGGAGTTTCCATATCATGAAATGATGAGAGAATGGAACGGTTCTTTAGTTCATAGATCAGAGTTTGAAACTAAACATCCACAATTAGAAATTAGAGCTAAACATGGAGAAGAACAAGGTTTAATGAATGCAAGACCAGATAGAACTGAAAACGAAGTAATTGCAATATTAGGACCCAATCCTTTTGAAACAATTGCAGCTTCATCAGGCATTATAAATGTATCAGAATTTGCTCACGGCAGATCAACAGGAGATACAGTTAGATTTAGAGGCACACTTTCAACTTCTGCAACGTTTAATAATCCAAAAAATTTTGATGGTATAACAGGATTAAATGTTGCAAAATCTGCTGGCTACTCGATTACAGTTGGCAAACGAGATTCAAGTGGCACTATAACACAAACAGATAATTTCTATCACTTTACTGTAGACACAAACACTGCTACAAGTGGAGGAGTATCAGGAGGAGGAGAGAATTGCTCGGCAGGTCCGGCAACTCTAACAGCATAATGGCAGGAATAAGTGCATCAGGATTAAAAACACAAATAAGAAGCTATACAGAAGTTGGCTCTACGGTGCTATCTGATAGTGTTTTAGAAAATATTATCTTAAATGCACAGTACAGAATTTTTAGAGATGCTCCGATTGACGCTGATAGAAAAACATCTACAGGTAATTTTACAGCCGGAACAAATAATGTAACTGTTCCAGCGGGAGCTGTATTTGTTAGAGCTGTACAAGTTTATACTGCAACTGGATCTACTTATACTGGTGCTAATGCATATTTAGAAAAAAAAGATTTAACATTTTTAGAAGAGTATATTTCAGCAGCTACATCTACTGGAACCCCAAAATACTATGCTATGTTAGATACTGGAGCAACTGGAGAGAGTTCATCAAACTCTGGGTCTATAGTTGTATCACCAGCACCGAGCGGAACGTTTGCTTACAAAATTCATTACAATGCAGTACCGGGTATATTTGAAAATAATGACACTAATTATATTAGTATGAATTTTCCAAATGGTCTGTTATATTGTTGCTTAGCAGAAGCGTATGCTTTTTTAAAAGGTCCAGCTGATATGCTGCAATTATATGAACAAAAGTATCAACAAGAAGTACAAAAATTTGGAGGAGAACAAATAGGTAGAAGACGAAGAGATGATTACACAGACGGAACAGTAAGAATCCCAGTGCCTTCTCGAACACCTTAAGGAATTAAATTATGGCATCAACATTTACAGGACTAGGAACAGAATTAATGACCACTGGCGAAAACGCCGGAACTTGGGGAACAAAAACTAATACAAATTTAAGTATTGTAGAACAAATCTCAGGTGGTTACATTGAACAAAGTATAGCTGGTAGTGCTGATACAACAACATTATCAGTTTCAGATGGATCAGCAGGTGCTGTTCTTGCTCATAGAATTATAAAATTTACTGGAACAATTACAGGAAATCAAATTGTAACAATTCCTTTAGATGTTCAACAATTATATGTTTTAGTTAATGGTACATCTGGTGCTTATACAGTTCAATTTAAATACGCGTCTGGTTCAGGAAGTTCAGTTACTTTTGCAGCAACAGATAAAGGAAGTAAACTTGTCTACGCTACTGCAGATGATGCTACAAATCCAAATTTAGTTGATTCAGGTATTGCATCTACAGGAGATCATGATTTAGATGGGAATGAATTAATTTTAGATGCTGATGGTGATACAAGTATTACAGCAGATACGGATGACCAGATAGATATTAAAATTGCAGGAGCTGATGATTTTCAATTTACAGCAAATACTTTTACAGCGCAATCAGGCAGCACAATTGCTGCACAAGCATTAACTGCTACAACAGTTACAGCAAGTGGGATTGTAAAAACAGACGACACGACTGAAGCGACTTCTACAACAGATGGTTCATTACAAACTGATGGTGGATTATCTGTAGCAAAAGATGCAGTGCTTGGTGATGATGTTAAATTATTAAGTGACTCTGCTGTATTAAGTTTTGGTGCAGATTCAGACACAACTTTAACACACACTGATGGAACAGGTTTAACTTTAAATGGTGCAAACAAACTTCTTTTTAGAGATACTGGTTTAACAATTGGATCTAATGCAGATGGTGATTTAGACATTGTATCAGATGGTACAGCTGTTGATTCTATTAATATAGAATCTGCTGGTGGTATTACTCTTGATGCAGGCACAGCTGCAAGTGGTGTTATTTACGAAGATGATGGCACTGAAATGTTTCGTATTTTTAATTCATCAAGTGATGTAATTTTACAATCAAAAGTTTCAGATAAAGATTTAATAATTAAAGGTAATGATGGTGGATCAGATGTAACGGCTTTAACTTTTGATATGTCAGATGCTGGTAAAGCTACGTTTGGTGGTAATGTAGTCGTAACTGGAGATCTTACAGTATCAGGTGATGATATTACTATGGGTACAAACACTGCAGGTAATTTATTAGTTGCAGATGGTACAAATTTTAATTCAATTGCTGCAGGTAGTTTATCTGAAATATCTACAGTAGCAAATGATGATGTTTTTATAGCAGTAGATACTTCAGGTGGTGGACTTAAAAAAATTGCAAGATCAGCAATTGTAGCAGGACTTGCTACATCAGGTGCAATATCAAATGTTGTAGAAGATACTTCACCTCAATTAGGTGCAAACTTAGATACTAATTCACATAATATTTTAATTGATGACGCACATTTTATTGCAGATGAAAATAGTAATGAACAAATTATATTTCAAACAACAGGTTCTGCAGTTAATCAATTTGATGTAACGAATGCTGCAACTGGTGCTGGACCTAAATTATCAGCAACAGGTGGTGATTCAAATATTGATTTAGATATAGAAGCAAAAGGCACTGGTCATGTAACTGTTAGAGGTAATACAAATTCAGGTTCTATACAATTTAACTGTGAGTCTAATTCACACGGCCAACAAGTAAAAGCACAACCACACTCTGCAGGTGTTACAAACGTTATGTTATTACCAGATGGTGCTGATTCAACTTTAGTGTCTCTTGTTGCAACACAAACTTTAACAAACAAAACTTTAACTACACCGGTAATTGCAGAAATAGATTCTGGTGCTGATATTACTTTAGATGCAACAGCAGATATTGTTATTGATGCAGCAGGTGGAAATGTAGAATTTAAAGATGCAGGCACATTACAATTAACATTAGATATGGATGGCACTGCAGGTGCTCAAGTAATTAAATTAGAAGTTGATACAGATGATTTAATATTTAAACAATACGATGGAACAACTGTATTAACTTTAGATGATGATACAACAGTTAAAGTTGCAACAGATTTAACCGTTGGTGATGATTTAAGTTTAATTTCAGATTCAGCAGTATTAAAATTTGGTGCAGATGGTGATACAACATTAACTCATACAGATGGTACAGGATTAACTTTAAACTCTACAAACAAATTATGCTTTAATGATGCTACTCAATTTATACAAGGTGCAAGTGGAACAGTATTAGATATTGCAGCAACAGATGAAATAGAATTAACTGCTACATTAATTGATGTAGTTGGAAATTTAGCAGGTTCTGGAACTGGTACTTTTGGTGGTATTTAAAAACAGATGATGCAACAGAAGCAACTTCTACAACTGATGGATCACTACAAACTGATGGTGGTTTATCTGTAGTTAAAGATGCAATATTCGGAGATGATGTAACACTTATTAGTGATGCTGCTGTACTTAAATTTGGTGCTAATGCAGAAGTTACTTTAACTCACGTTCACAACGATGGTTTATTACTTAATGCTGATATGCAACTTCAGTTTAGAGATTCTGCTATTAACATTAGATCAGATGCTGATGGTGATTTAGATATTAATGCTGATGACGAACTTGAACTTAACTCAACTTTAATTGATGTTAATGGAAACTTAGATGTTAGTGGAACACTTGCTCAAGCAGGAGTTGCCACGTTCTCTGTAGCAGCTAATGTTGCACAAGTAGCAATTACTTCATCATCAAACGCGATTGCTTGGGATGCAAGTGCTGCAGCAAACGCTTTTCATTTAACTACAGAAAACACTACTTTCTCTGCACCAAGTAATGCAGTAGAAGGTGCTTTTATTGCTGTTGAAATTAACTATAATGGTTCACACACAATTGCTTTTAATACAGTATTTGAATTTGCCGCGTCGACAGCTCCGACGACAACAGATACGGATGGTAAAACAGATATTTTAGTATTTAGATACAATGGTGCTGTATGGCAAGAAGTAGGTAGAACATTAAATTTAGCGGAAAGTTAGGATATAATATGCACGCAATAATAACAGACGGATCAATATCAAAAATTATTAATCACCCTAAACCTTTGGTTATAGGAGATGTTCAATATCCAGCTAGAATATTTTCTGTATGGACTGCAAGTGAACTAGCAGCTATTGGTATTTATGAGATAACTTTTGATGATAGTAAGAAAAAAGATGAAACATATTACATAAATACAAATCAAACTTTTACTTATGATGCAGACGCTGGAACAGTTACTTCCGCATATGGTGATGCTACAGCCAAAGCTCATGCGGATACTAATTGGACACAAGCACAAATCGATGATGGAAAAGCACCAGAAGGTGCTGATACCGATACTGTTGCTGTAAGAGGATTAAAATATAATTTTATTCAGGTAATTAAACAACAGGCTCAAGGTTTATTAAATCAAACTGACTGGTACATAACACGTAAAGCAGAAAAAAATACAGCAATACCTAGTGCTATTACAACATGGAGAAATGGAATTAGAACTAAACAAGCAGCAATGGAAACATTGATTACTAACGCATCAAACACACCAGCTTTAGAAACTTTATATACTTATGTAAACACAGCTGATGAAGGGGACCCAGTTGTAATGGAAAGACCATTAGGAGAATTCCCAGAATTAGGATCTTAATATGCCTTTAATTTTACCAGGTAATGTTGGATCAGCAACAGCAGCTACTGGTTATAATGTAGCTAACTCATTAAGATTTAATGATGATAGTACAGATTATTTAAGCAGAACACCAGGTAGTGATGGAAATAGAAAAACTTGGACATTTTCAACTTGGATTAAAAGAGGAAATATAGGCATAGGAAATCCTATAAATGTTTTTGGTGGAGAAGATGGTGCAAGTCGTTATTCAGATATAATGATAGGAACACCAAGTGGAGCAGATGACACATTTTGGTTTAAACAAGATACAGGAACAGTTGCAGAATTAAGATCAACAATGAAACTCAGAGATACAGCTGCTTGGTATCATTTAGTTTTTACTTATGATTCAACAGATAGTACAGCTGCTGATAGAATGAAAATGTATGTTAATGGAGTTAGACTTACAAGTTTTGTAACTGACACTAATGCTGGTGAAAATGTAGATAGTTATGTTAATACAAGTGGCGACCCTAATTATATAGGAATTTATCAAGCAAGTAGTAAAAAATTAGATGCTTATTTATGTGAAACAGTTTTAATAGATGGCACAGCTTTAGCAGCAGATAGCTTTGGAGAATTTGATAGTGATAGTGGAATATGGAAACCAATAGATGTATCTGGTTTAACCTTTGGTACAAATGGATTTTATATGGAATATAAAGAATCTGGAACAGGAACA